GTGTACAACCTGTGGATAACTTATGCACAGCAGCTCAAGTTTATCCACAGGATATGCACAGGATATCCCCAACCTGTGTGCAACCTGTGGATAACTCTGGGGGTTGTGGAAAACCTGTGGATAACTTGGGCCGGGGGAGGGGCCAGGGACGTCAGGACTATAGCTGTAGCCACCTAAGCACAAAATAGGGCAAAATTAGAATAATTAAGTATAATTAATAGTTATATAACCTTATGATTACACTACTAAAAGTACTATTGTTGTATTTATAGTTAAAATAGCTTGACTTTTGTGTAAACTTATGTTATACTATTGTTGTATTTAGGGACAATTTATGTTATGACCGACGTTGTTAAAAAAAGAGGTCGTGGCAGACCCCGGAAGTCAGAAGTAGCCGCTGTAAAGCCCGGAAACAAGGGTGTAGTAGGCCGACCCAAGGGTGACGCAGCGATAATCAACGAATACAAGGCACGTATGTTGGCTTCTCCGAAGTCACGTAAGGTACTAGAGACTATTTTTGATGCTGCTTTAGACGATGACCACAAGAATCAAGCTGCTGCTTGGAAACTTGTGATGGACCGTATATTACCTGTAGGTGCTTTTGAAAAAGAAGTAGTAAAAGACGGTGGTAGAAACGCTATACAAATTAATATTAGTGGTGTAGGTACTGCTGAAGTGTCAACACCTAATATAATTGAAGGGGAAATAGTAGAAGATGACTCTTAAGCATTTCACCAGAGAAGAATTCGATTGTCAGGAAACAGGCACCAACAACATGGAACAGGAGTTCCTAGAGAAGTTAGACGAGTTAAGGGCATACTGTGGATTTCCTTTCGTCATTACTAGTGGATACAGACACCCGACACTGCATTCAATAGAGCGACAGAAAGAGGTTCCCGGAACACATGCCCAAGGGATCGCAGCTGACATAAAAATAATAAATGCTGCGGATCGCCTTAAGTTTGTCAACCTTGCTCTTAAACTAGGCTTTACTGGTGTGGGTGTTGCTTCTGACTTTGTCCATGTTGACACTCGTGGTACTACTCCTGTGATGTGGGTCTACTAATGCTGTATACAAAAAACAAGAACCTAACGGACACTAGTACGCAAACGATTGTTACTATACCTACTGGGTACGTAGCACACTGGAGCATGGTTTTTGTTGCTAATCTACATAACGCAACCAACAGCATTACTTTGTTTGTAGACAAGCCTAGCCCAACAGCGGACGTTTATATTTACAACGGCACTAACGTATCGTCTAAAGAAAACCTTTTGATTGACGGTAATGCGGTGTTTGTACTACAACCGGGAGACATTATTAAGGCGTCTACAAGTAGTTCGGGAAACATGGAAGTAGTAGTAACCTTTGATCTACTACCAGCACCAGCGGTGTTTAATAACTTTAATGGATCTTAATATTGAACTACTGCCTTGGCAGCAAGATGTCTGGGCAGACGACACTAGATTTAAAATAGTAGCAGCAGGACGACGTACTGGTAAGTCCAGACTAGCTGCGTGGATGTTAATTGTTAACGCACTACAGGCAGACAAAGGTCATGTATTTTACGTCGCACCTACTCAGGGACAAGCCAGAGACATCATGTGGCAAACCCTTTTGGAACTGGGGAATCCTGTTATTAGTGGTAGCCATATTAATAATCTGCAAATCAAGTTGGTCAACGGAGCAACCATCAGTCTTAAGGGTGCTGACAGACCAGAGACAATGCGTGGGGTGTCGCTAAAGTTCCTAGTGCTGGACGAATACGCAGACATGAAACCTGACGTATTTGAACAGATCCTAAGACCTGCTTTGGCTGACCAAAAGGGCTGTGCAATGTTCATTGGGACACCAATGGGTCGCAACCACTTTTATGACTTGTACAAATATGCGGAGATAGACGATGATCCGACTTACAAAGCATGGCACTTTACGTCATACGATAACCCTATTCTTGATCCAGACGAAATCGACATTGCTAAACGCTCTATGTCGTCTTATGCGTTTCGTCAGGAATTTATGGCGTCGTTTGAAGCCCGTGGTTCGGAGATGTTTAAAGAAGACTGGGTCAGTTTTGGAGAGGAGCCAGAAGAAGGTGATTACTACATTGCAATCGACTTGGCGGGTTTTGAGGAAGTAGGTAAGAAACGTACAAAGAACACCAAGCTTGACGAGACTGCTATATCTGTAGTTAAAGTAGGAGACAACGGGGATTGGTTCATAGAAAACATTATATATGGACGGTGGACATTAGATGAAACGGCAGCAAAGATTTTCCAAGCTGTGCGTGATTACAGCCCTATTTCTGTTGGCATCGAAAGGGGAATTGCAAAACAGGCAGTTATGTCACCCCTGCTTAATCTACAAAAGAAATATGCACAGTTTTTTAGAATTGAAGAACTAACGCACGGCAATAAAAAGAAAACAGACAGAGTAATGTGGGCGTTACAAGGCAGGTTTGAAAACAACACCATTACCTTAAACAAAGGAGAATGGAACAGTAGATTTCTTGACCAACTGTTTCAGTTCCCTGATCCACTGACGCATGACGATTTAGTTGACTCTCTTGCGTACATAGATCAATTAGCTAATGTTCCTTACGGTATAGGGGACATAGAGTTCGACGAACCTGAAATTTTAGATATTGTAGCAGGATACTAACATGGCAAAAAAGAAAAAGCCAGAATTTATTGATAGAGTCCTTAATCCTCAAAAATATCCTTATATTAAAAATAAAGACGGGTCTGTTTCTACGCATGAAATGGCGGCAGAAGTAGATGAAAACGGAAATTGGTTTGTGTTTCCTACAATTCAATACGATGGGAAGACTTTGCGTCGTTTTGAGTCTAATGAGGAAGCAATGGCAAATGCTTTAAAAACAAACAATTTTTTGACCATGCCTTCTAAAAAAGAAGCTATTAATTATGCCAAAGGCGGTTATAAAAAGGGAACTGCTCTTGAAACCTTTAACCCTCTGGCGAATAAAGCAAAGGCGGCAAAAACATTTATAGACGCTTTGGAGTAAAGCCATGACTGAACTATATGAACAAGATCCATTGATGATCCAAGAGTCTCTAGAAGATTGGGTTATAACTAAGTGTGAAAATTGGAGGGATAACTACGAAAGCAATTATGAACAGAAATTTGAAGAATATTATAGATTATGGCGTGGTCAATGGGATCCTGCTGACAGTCAGCGTGGGTCTGAGCGTTCCCGTATTATTTCTCCTGCACTTCAACAGGCAGTTGAGTCTAATGTTGCTGAGTTAGAAGAGGCGACGTTTGGACGTGGTAAGTGGTTTGATGTTAGTGACAACATGGGTGATACCCAAAGACAGGACGTACAGTTCCTACGTAACAAGTTAACGGAAGACTTTGAGAACTGCATGGTACGTAAGGCTGTTGCGGAATGTCTTATTAACTCAGCAGTCTTTGGTACAGGTGTTGGTGAGATTGTCATTGAAGAAATGAAAGAGATGGCTCCTGCAACACAACCCATTATGGGAGGTGATTTACAAGCTGTCGGTGTCAACATTACTGAGCGTGTAGTTGTAAAGCTTAAGCCTGTACTGCCTCAGAACTTCCTGATAGACCCTGTAGCGACGTCTATAGAGGACGCTATGGGTGTAGCTATTGATGAGTTTGTTAGTCAACACCATGTAGAACTACTACAAGAACAAGGCGTTTATCGTGACGTGTACGTTGGTAACGCTGCTCCTGATACAGACCTAGAGCCTGACCAAGACCTTACTGTTTACAGTGACGACAAGGTACGTCTTACTAAGTACTACGGTTTAGTGCCACGAGAGCTTCTAGATGCCGCTCTAAGCGACGATACAGAAGAGCTGGTAGAAGGGGAAGGGTCTGAGTCAAAGTACGTAGAAGCCGTTGTAGTGATTGCTAACGGCGGTACGTTACTTAAGGCAGAACCTAACCCTTACATGATGCAGGACCGTCCTGTAGTAGCGTTCCCTTGGGACGTAGTACCCGGACGTTTCTGGGGTCGTGGTGTATGTGAAAAAGGCTATAACAGTCAGAAAGCTCTTGACACTGAGTTACGTGCAAGGATTGACGCATTAAGCCTTACCATTCACCCAATGATGGCTATGGACGCTACACGCTTACCTAGAGGGTCTAAGCCAGAAGTAAGACCCGGTAAGATAATTTTAACAAGCGGAGACCCCCGTGAAGTTTTACAGCCTTTCAACTTTGGGCAAGTTAATCAAATCACTTTTGCTCAAGCAGGAGCCTTGCAGCAGATGGTACAACAAGCTACAGGAGCCGTTGACTCAGCAGGAATTGCAGGTCAGGTCAATGGCGAGAGTACTGCCGCTGGTATTAGTATGTCTCTTGGCGCTATTATTAAACGCCATAAACGCACACTAATTAACTTCCAACAATCTTTCTTGATTCCTTTTGTTAAGAAAGCAGCTTATAGGTACATGCAATTTGACCCCGAAAATTACCCCGTTGCTGATTATAAATTTAATGCTAGTAGTACTTTGGGTATTATTGCAAGAGAGTACGAAGTTACTCAGTTAGTACAGTTGTTACAAACTATGGGCAAAGAGTCTCCGTTGTACAATACATTGATTCAATCTGTTATTGACAACATGAATCTGTCTAACCGTGAAGAATTACTTGCATCTTTAGCTCAAGCTTCACAGCCTAATCCTCAAGCACAGCAGATGCAGCAGCAAGTACAGCAGTTGCAGATGCAGTTCCAGCAGTCACAAACTCAGGCATTGTCTGCACAGGCTCAAGAGTCACAAGCTAGAGCCGCTAAGTTAGCTGCCGAAGCTGCTGTTGTACCACAAGAACTAGAGATTGATAAGATTAATGCAATCACCCGAAACCTTCGTGAGGGCGACCAAGAAGATAAAGAGTTTGAGCGTCGTATGCGTGTCGCTGATACTCTCCTTAAAAACAAAGCAATAGAAGGTAAGACTGATGTTAATAACACAAAAAGAGATGCAGTCCCTGCTGGACCAAGTCAACGACCACTTCAAAGGGACGTTCCAACGCCTACAAGTCCTAGAGGACCAGCTGAACCAACTGGAAGCCAAGGTGGAGGAACTGTCTAATGGCAAAGAAAGCAGATCCAAGACTAGCACGGGCGGGAGTAAGCGGGTACAACAAGCCAAAGCGAACGCCTAGTCACCCTAAGAAGTCTCATGTAGTTGTTGCTAAGGAAGGCGACAAGGTAAAGACTATACGATTTGGACAACAAGGTAAGACAGGTGACAAAACAATGACTAAAAGGGCTAAGTCGTTCAAAGCAAGACACGCTAAGAACATAGCTAAAGGTAAAATGTCAGCTGCATTTTGGGCTAACAAAACTAAATGGTAAGGAGACTATTATGCCGATGGTAAACGGAAAGAAGTACGCGTACACAACAGAAGGTAAAAAGAAAGCTGCTGCAGCACGTAAGAAAAAACCAGCTACTAAAAAGAAAACTACAGTACGGAGCTATAAATAATGCCTAAGACAGGTCTTTACGCAAACATACAAGCTAAACGTAAGCGCATAAAGGCAGGTTCTGGTGAAACAATGCGTAAACCGGGATCTAAAGGTGCGCCTACAGCAAAAGCATTTAAGAAAGCTGCAAAGACAGCTAAGAAGCCTACTAGAAAAGCATAGGAGCCTGTGTGAGTTACGAAACTAAAGTAAAACAAGCTTTAGACATCTGTTTAAATAAAAATTATTTTAAAGGGACTGAAAAAGAAACAGCCATAGTAATGTACTCAGGTGGTATGGACAGCGTATCACTGCTTTGGAATCTTTTGGAGCATACAGAGCAAGACATACACGTACACTCAATACACATAGACAACTCTGAAGGCCGTGGCAAAGCCGAAGCAGAAGCGATTAGAAAAACAATTAACTACATGAAGAAACACCAAAGACCTTTTGAGTTTTCTTCTTCGGTTTACTCATGGAAAGCTAAGTATCCCGGAGGCAAAGACATGGTCCTTGCTTTGTTTCAAGCTATGAGAGCAGCATCGGGATTAGGTAAGTCCTTTAATATTGTTTACACAGGGGACTACAACATAGGTAGGGACGAAGGTGCAGAGGCTCAAGGGGTTTTAAACGCCTTATGTACTACACGTCGTGTTAAGCCTCTTTGGTTAGCGCCTTTTGAGCACATGACTTATAATTCTGTAGAGAGAAGTAAGGGAATTTACTTAAGTATGCCTGAGTACCTTCGTGAATCATTCTGGTCTTGTAGGAAGCCTACAGAGCTATTTAGTGGTTTTGTTGTGTGTGGAGAATGTCACGCATGTGAACGACAAGAAGCTATGCAAAAAAGCTTGACATTTGAATAAAAATATGTTATAATAAAAGCATAAGTATAACAATAGAGAAAACTATGACACCTGAGCTTGAAACCTATTTTAATAATTATAATGAACTCTTCAATAGTGAAGGTTTTAAACAACTCATCCAAGAGCTTTCTACTAATGCACAACAGTTAGCAGATATACAAACAGTTAAAGATCTAGAAGATTTACATTTTCGTAAAGGTCAAGTTTCTGCTTTTGCTACTGTGATTAACCTACAGGCTACTATAGAAGCTGCTAGAGATCAAGCAGAGGCTGAAGACGAAGATCCTGTAAATGTTTAAAGTATACGACTTCCGTTGCACTAACGGACATGTCTTTGAAGAATTTGTAAAGGATGGTGTCACAACCAGTAGGTGCGGTTGTGGTGCCAACGCTACAAAGATGGTATCTGCCCCGTCTTTCCACCTTAATGGCTCCGATGGTTCATTCCCCGGAGCACACATTAAATGGACTAGGGAACACGAAAAAGCAGGTAATAAATAATAACTCCATAATGATTATAATCACGGAGATTAGTAATGTCAAGAGCAACATTAGTTGACCCGCAGCCCGAAATGGAAAACGCGGACGATATAAACGAAGAAGCAAATGAGACTCAGTACGTAGAAGAAACAACTGAACAACCTCAAGAGCAGTCTACCGTTCCAGAGAAGTACCACGGTAAGTCACTGGAAGAAGTCGTACAGATGCACCAAGAAGCCGAAAAGCTTTTAGGTCGTCAGTCCGGTGAGGTAGGAGAACTTCGTAAAGTGGTTGATGATTACATTAGTACTCAAACACCCACTCAAGCACCTCAACAACACGTTGAGCCTGAAGATGATATAGATTACTTCACTGATCCACAAGGTGCTGTTAATCGTGCTATTGAGAATCATCCTAAAATCAGAGAAGCACAGCAGTACACTGAACAGTACAAAAAACAGTCGTCACTGTCTATGCTTCAAGCTAAACACCCAGACATGCAGACAATATTAGGAGACCCTAAGTTTGCAGAATGGATTAAGGCATCTAAGATTAGGACTCAATTATTTGTAGCAGCTGACCAACAGTATGATGCTGACTCTGCTGATGAACTATTTACCCTTTGGAAAGAGCGTAAAGCAGTAACACAGCAAACCGCCAAAGTTGAAAAACAGGCTAGGAAGCAGACACTGAAGGCAGCTAGTACAGGTAATGCACGAGGCAGTAGCCAAGGGACAAGGAAAAAGATATATCGTCGGGCCGACATTATTAAACTTATGAGAACAGACCCCGACCGTTATACAGCATTAGCCGATGAAATCATGGCAGCTTATGCGGAGGGTCGAGTAAAATAATCTAGGAGATTACAATGGCTACTCAAACTTATCCCGGCACGGTTGGCGGTGGAAGTATCGTCAACAAAACAGCAGCTGCTACTTTTATTCCAGAAATCTGGAGTGACGAGATTATTGCTGCATATCAGAAGAACCTGAAGATGGCTCCTCTGGTTAAGAAGCTCCCAATGACAGGCAAGAAGGGCGATGTGATTCACATTCCTAAGCCTATCCGTGGTGCTGCTTCTGCTAAGGTTGCTGACACTGCTGTCAACATCCAAGCAAACGTAGAAGGCGAATTGCAGATCACTGTTAATCGTCACTTCGAGTACTCACGTTTCATCGAAGACATTGTAGAAGTACAGGCGCTTAACAGCCTCCGTCAGTTCTACACTGAAGATGCTGGTTATCAGTTGGCTCTTAAGGTTGACACTGACCTTATGAACGCTGCTACTGGTTTCGGTAACGGAACTATGGACCTTGCTGCTCCTACTGGTGCTGACTGGGAAAACAGTAACTCATACTTCTTTGATGCCGCCGCAACAGGTGGTACTCCATTAAGTTTGTTTGATGCTGCTGGTGGACACAGTGTAGCTGCTGGTGACGTTTTCAGTGATGCTGGTTTCCGTCAAGCTATCCAGTTGTTAGACGATGCTGATGTACCAATGGATGGACGTTGCATTATTGTTCCTCCAGTAGTACGTAACACCATCATGGGTACTGAGCGGTTCTCGTCTTCTGACTTCGTATCAGGACAGACTGTTAACACTGGTCTTATTGGCAACTTGTATGGCGTAGACGTTTACGTTTCATCTAACTGTCCAACACTTCAGTCCAATGTACGTGGTTGTATTATGATGCAGAAGGACGCTCTTGTACACGCAGAGCAAATGTCTGTACGTTCACAGACACAGTACAAGCAAGAGTACCTCTCAACGCTGTTTACTTCGGACACTCTTTACGGTGTTCAGGTATATCGTCCAGAAGCTGGACTTGTCTTGGCTGTCTACGACGCCTAAGTCAACTACGGGGGTCAGCAATGGCCCCTTTCTTTATTCCCTCCTTTTTCTGCGATAGGAAACTCAGATGTCCAACTATACTAAGACTACAGACTTTGCAGCAAAGGACTCGTTACCTACAGGCGACGCAGGAAAAATTATCCGTGGCGCTGAATTTGGTACAGAGTTCGATAACATTGCAACTGCTATTGCAACTAAAGCTGACACCGCTGGTCCGACACTGACCGGCACAACTACATTTGATACTCTTTCTGACGGAACCATTGCTGTTACTGCGTTTGTTGATGAAGATGACATGTCGTCCGACAGCGCAACAATGCTTCCCACACAACAGTCCGTAAAAGCGTACGTTGACTCTCAAACTACCGCACAAGACCTTGACTTTGAAGCTGACACTGGCGGCCCTCTAAGCATTGACTTAGACTCTGAGACTTTAACATTTACTGGTGGTACAGGTGTTGACACGTCTGGTGCAGGCAATGCAGTTACCTTTGCTATTGATAGTACTGTAACAACGCTTACTGGTACACAGACTCTTACTAATAAAACACTTACGTCTCCTGATGTAAATACTCCTGACATCGACGGCGGTACTATTGACGGTACTGTTATCGGTGGTACTACTCCTGCTGCTGTCTCTGCTACTACTGTTTCTGCTACAGGCAACATTACTGTAGAC